AAGGCTCACTTAAATTTACTACTGTACCATTTATACTACTTATTTCCTTTTGAATAGTTATAGAAGTACTATATCCAGCTTTTTCCCAAGTACTTGCAGCAGGAGAACACATATCAGTAGGATCTGGAGGATTACAAATTATTTTTGTTGTTGTACTGCCTTCTCCAGCAATAGCATAACCTATATCTCCATGAGGTACTTTACTAAGTTTTACTACTTCTCCAGCAACAGGTATAGTTCCCCATCCTCCGGTAATACCTCCTTGTTCATCATTAACAACTATATAAGTAGAAGTTTGTTCTGTTATTTTACACCATTTTCCATATGTTTCTTGTTGTAAAGCTGCATAATATCCTTCCCAAAAATTTGTCGTATATTGAGAAAAATCTGCATAAAGTCTTGTATAAGAATTATCTCCAGATACAATTGTTCTCTTATCTGTTAACACAATATCTGTTTGAATTTTTCCACCAAAAATATAAATATAATCTTCATCAGCAACCATTGCATTCATACGATATGCTGGATTACTTCCTTCATTTTCTCCTGGTGTACTAAATTCTTCATCATACAAAACAGATGTTGCTTCATATTCTGGATCTGTTAAATCATGATACCATAAATCAAATTTTAATCCATATTCTGCATGATGATGCTCATAAACATCTTCACCATAAACTCCTCTATTTTGATTTGGATTCCACCAATTTCTAAAAGATAAAAAATACTGTCTATTATCATGTATATCTGTACATTGAAGTCTAATATATGATTTAGAAATATTATTAATAAACCATAAAGCTAAATCATCACGATCATTTGAAATAGAATTATTTTTACAGACACGTATAATTCTTTCTGCTGGATCTTGATAAACAAGAACACCATTAAGACTTCTTCCAATAAAAACAGTATTTCTTGCATCTCTACAACCATACCAAGAAGAAGTATTAGTTATGCGTTTTCCAACAGTATCATCTTCATCTGCATAAATAGTTATACTTGTGGATAAATTAGAATGCCCACCTTGATTTGATTCTGGCGCATAGTATACTTTATCCCTATTTATTTCAGCAGTAAAAGTTGGAAATATAGTCATTCTGGCAAGAGATAAACTACCAGGATTCATTGATGAAACATTAGTCATATCTAAATTTAAATTAGACGTTTCTGGATCTGCATTTAAACCTGTAAAATCACCAATAAGTCCTTTATAATATGTTACTGTGTGCCATTTTACAGGTTGATTAAGATTAGTATCTTCACCTATATTTAAATATTCAAAATTTTGAAATTGAGAACCATCATACCAAGTTAAAGGCTCATTAGGATAAAGCCCCTTCCATTCATCACCATAAAGTTCAAACATATCACTAAAAAGTAACCACAACCAAAGAGGTTTAGTATTAAACCAAACCTGTCCTATTATATAAGGTGTTTGTGTATAGCGATTTGCATAATTTACAGCAAACTCTGCCCAATATAAAGATTTATTTACTCCCATCGAATCTATAAAAGCTCTCCATTCATCAGGATCATCAGGAGTAAGTGGTAAATCTGAAGAATTATAAACCCCAAAGGAATCTTTATTTATATAAATAACTTTTCCAGGACATATATCTGTACCAATTACATCCGGTACAGGATCTATAATAGAACGATATATTTTATATTCTGGATTTACATAATCTTTTTTCTTTGGGGCATCTGGTTTAAATAACCATCCACCAATAGACATTCCAATCATCATCCCAGGATAACCACCAACTACTCCACCAACTAACGCACCTGCACCAGAACCAATTATATGAGTACGTTTACTTTTATCTTCTTTAAATTCTTTATATGATTTTTCTAAATCTATATTACTCATGTCAAAGTAACCAATTTAGTAGGTGAAGTAGCAAAATCTGCCGTTAAATTATATATTGTTATAGATACTGGTTTTATTGTCCATTGCTGACCAACTTCAGAATCTTCAAAAGTAATATATTCAGTATCACTTTCTTTTAACATACAATATTTATCTGAAGTATGGGATGTAGCATTTGTACCTCTTGTACACCCTGTAAACTCATAATCAGGACTACCAGAAATTCCTGTATAACTAATTAATTCATCTTCAATCCAAAAAGATCCTGAAGATGGAAATGATCCGTATAAAGTAGAATTATCAAAACCTATTACTGTTTGTGAATCGTCAATTCCTGCATCAAGTTTAACTGAAGGAGTTACATGCCCAATTGTTTTTTTCCAAACATAATCTCCACCATTAACACTTACATATATATTTGCCCCTACAAAATAAGGATTATCATCAGGACGTTTAAATAAAATATAAATTTTATTTTCAGTAAGATCCTGTACAGCATAAAATCGTTCAACAATATCTGGAGCTTCATAAGGACTTGGAGGATCATTATCCCCAGGAGGTAATACTTTTGGTATAGTATCACTATATACAGCAGGGTTATATTCAGCGCATGTAAACTTAATTTCATCCCCTTCCATTTCTTCCATTCCAACAATTCTAAACCATTTTTTATTCCACCCTGTTTGTGAGTGACTTACTCCAATAATATCACCAACAGCATGATAATATCCTTGCATTCCTGTTATAAACTCACACCAGTTTCTATTATATAAAGCAAGATCTGAAAAAAACTGTAACATTCTCATTGCTTGAGATTTTCTTTTTATTCCTCCTAATCTTACTGTTCTTAATTTAGTATTTGTACCTACATCCCCCCAAGGACTAAGAATTACATGGGATTCTTCAATATCTTTTTCTACAACATCCCAAATATATTCATTACTAAAATTATCATTTTCATCTTTTACTTTTCTAACTATATATTCTATTCTAAATCGATTAGCTACTTCTGAATCTGCTGTGTATCTAAAATTAAAAGAACCTTCTTTAATATTATCTTTTACAATTATAAAAGAATCACCTAAATTCGGAGATACAGGAAGATCATCAAATAAATCGATATAAGTTGATGTTTGATCTTTAATTACAAAACGATATTCTGTTCCAGATATAGTTATATCTCCTTCATCACCAAACCAAAATATATTGGGATAAGAAGAAAAATCAGCATAAAGTCTGCTTACTGTACTTGAAGCACCTGCTGTAAATTGTCCTATTGTTTGATCTGCAAAATATACTTCTGGAGTTTCAGTTGCTTTTTCAATTAATGGTTCTATCTTTCCTTGTTTTACTCTTAACATACCTCTGCAAGTCATCATTATATCAGTTATAATATCAAATGCTTTTATTCTTGCATCAAATACATTTGAATATCTAAATCTTGGTTCATTTACTGGAGTATCATCCCAATCTATTATTTGAACATTTTCATCACAAAAATCTGCTTCTATTTTCCAAGGACTTTCTGCTGTATCGGGATCACCATTAAAATCTGCTGTATCTAATCCAACTCCCCATCTTGTATCAGTTAAAAAATTATACAAAGCACGAATAGGATTAGCATCTTCTTCTCCTGATTCTGTATCAAATCCTTTTATCTCAGCAGCAATAACAGGCAAACTTTGAAGAATCATACCTTCTACTTTTAATTGGCACACAGTATAAGCTGTATATTTAAAATTAATTGCCGCAAGTGATTTATCAGATTGCCAAGAGCTAATCGTACCATTTATAGCTTGTGCTGCTGAACCAACATAAGAAGTAAAACCTACATTATACCCTTCTTCTTCCATTGTTCCAGCACGTTTATCATCTATCCAATAAACACCAGTAAAACTTTGAACTTCACCTTCACAATGGGCTACTGCAAAATCTCCTTCCATACTTGGAGACCATTCAGGATTTTTTCTTGAACCTTCATTATTCCAACCAGAAGAAATTTCTCCTACCCAAATAACACCACCATATACTTTACATTGACCTAAACATAAAGGAACAGGGGAAGAACGTACATAAGAATTTTTTCCTAAATCACCCAAAGGTGGTGGAGGAGGAGCATCAGGAGGATCGATCCACAAACCAAGTTGACCACCAAAAGACATTCCAATCATTGCACCAGGAAAACCACCAATAATACCACCAACTACTCCACCAACGATCATTCCTATAGATTGTCCGGTTGTTTGCCCCATCAATCAAATTCCTTATATCTAAGCATATAAGCTAATCTTTTTATATAAGATGGTTTTAAAGAATCAAAATCTGTTCTTTTATCTCTTTGTCTCCATCCACATCTTACATGAATAAAATAATTTTCATCTATCATTATTCCACTATGATGAGCAGGATAATTTTCACCATATAATTTAAATAAAGGAATATCAGCTTTATCATAAAATTCATTATTAGATAAAATTCTAAATCCAGCTTTAATTAAAGCATTATACAAACGTTCTTCTGCTCCTGTTTGCTTCCACCACGCTACAGTATAAGGAAAACCGTCACTTTTAGGCAGTTCAATTCCTGCTCGATAGTAGCTCATATACAACAATCCGGCACAATCAATACCTAATGTTGACCTGCCGGAATGTCTAAATGGAGTACCAATAAATTTACGAGCGTTCTGAACGATCCTATCTTTTATAAGATTGGTTCTTTCGGAACCCAAGGAAAACCCCCATACTCACTATAGTTATTAAAATCATCTTCGCAGGTCTCATAATTTTTAGCACACAATTTTACTATATCCACATTTACCCCATTTGCTATTACATCATCAAATGGAATTCTAACTGTAATTGTGCTTGTATCATTCTGCAAGACAGGTCTAACTGCCCCCTGCAAAGCTC